AAGGCAACCGCATTAGTCAGGTTGGCTATAACATCGAAGATATGATGGGTATTTTAGGACAAGTACAAGGAAGTTCAATCGGCAGCACAGGCCTATTGTCAGCCCCTGTTAACCGTAGTCCTTACGCCCAAACTTAAAGGTGAAACATGCATCCTGATAGCGTAAGCCAAACAGGTGTAGATCTTGTTAAAAAGTTTGAAGGTCTACACAAATTAAAAGAGGATGGGAAAGTACATGCCTACCGTTGTCCGGCGGGAAAATGGACATGCGGATATGGGGCAACACGGGGAGTTCGTTCTGGTACAATATGGACGGTAGAAGAGGCTGAACGCCGATTGCTTGAAGATCTCAATGATCACGCAAAGGCCATTGGCCGCCACGTTCATGTTCCGCTCTCCCAAAACCAGTACGACGCTCTGACCTCATTCATTTTTAATGTTGGTGAAGCTAACTTTAAGTCCAGTTCCTTGCTCAAGAAGTTGAACCAAGGACTGTACGACGAAGTGCCAGAACAGCTAATGCGCTGGAACAAAGCTCGTGTGGAAGGCAAGCTAACGCCCCTACGTGGGCTTACACGCCGCCGTACGGCTGAAGGTGCGTTGTTCTCTATGGATGCTAAACTGGCTTCTGACGGTGGTGATATCATGCCGCAGAAGGTAGCCCAGAGTGATCCTAAGCCTCTAGCTAAATCTAAGACAATGGCAGGGGCTGGTATGGCAGGTGCAGCTACTGCACTGAGTGAGATCACGCCACAGATCGAGGCTCTGGTTCCTTACAGCGACAACATGAAGACGTTGTTCCTACTGTGTGCAATCGGGGGCATAGCCTTGGTCGCATACTCACGGTTTAAAGACCACAAGGAAGGCAAACGTTAATGTTTGGTATCGTCGGCAAGATCAAGACTTACCTTTTAGCTATTTTAGCTATTTTACTTCCAATACTTTATGTCCTCGGACGCAAAGACGGAAAGAAGCTAGAGAAGCAAAAGGTTCTTGCCGACGAATTACAGGCCCAACAAAAGGCCTCAGATTTTTACAAAGCGATGGCAGAGCATGAAGAAGATACTTCTGTTAACAGCCGTGACGGGCTTGTTAAGCGGCTGCGCAGAGACGGTCTATAGGACTAAGTTAGAAGTATACTGTCCGCCGCTGCAAAACTACTCACCAGAATTCAACGAAACATTGGCAACGGAGCTAGAGGGTTTACCCAATACCAGCGCCATCCCAATGGTTGTTGCTGATTATGCCAAGTTGCGTGATCGCATTAGGGACTGTCAGATAGAAAGAGATAAAAATGGCGATTGATGTAACAACAGCATCTGGTCTTACAGGCGGCCCTAGCTTTATGGGCCAGAACTCAAGCACCCGTCGGGTGGGTACTACCGATGTGGTTAAGAAGGCCAACTCTATTCTAAACAACCCGCAAGGTTACGCACAGGATAATAACCTTCTGGTAGGGCAGAATGTACCTATGGTTGACCCTAACCAGTTTAACATGGGTCCAGTTGATTATGGCCCATACGGACAGTTTAATGCCACGGCTGCTACTGGTACTTCCGCTGCTAATCAGATCCAGATGCCACAAGCACCGACGGCTCAGACGGGGTATAATGCTACATCAGTAACTAATGCCCTCAATCAAACAGGAACACAGGCCGAGGCTGCAAAGGGTAAGGTCTCCGCTGGTGGCGTTGTTAATGTTAACGACACGCAGATGAACACCAGCGATGCTGCTAATCCAGAGCTTGATCAAGTTGTAACATACAACACATCTACCATCCTAGATACCAGTACTCCTGCGGGTAAGATGGTAGCCCGTGACTTGGGTGAGTTTGGTTACTTGGATTCTAAACGTACTATTACTGGTCAGTTAAAAGTATTGCAGGGACACTTCGTAGATCCTGATACTGGCGAGTATAAGATTCCACCGTTTATGGCGGATATGGCCAATGCCATTAAAGGATCATTAAACATAAAGGGTGCCGACAGTCAGCAAATTACTGCTAAACTGGCGACAGCCATGATGTCTAACCTTGTAGGTATTGCGGATAAAGAAGCCACAATCCAGAACACTATTGCTTCTGAAAATATGAACTACAAGAATACGCAGCTAATCAACAAGGCTCGTATCCTATCTCAATTAAAGATAGCCAATGCTGACGCCAAGACTGAAGCATTGATGTTTAACGCATCTAACATCGTTAAGATGGATTTCACCAACCTCGGCAATAAGCAACAAGCTAATATGCTGGATGCCAGCAACCGTTATCTTGCATTGTTTGAAGACGCCAAGGAAGAAAACCTAGCCAAGCGTTTTGATATTACCAACGAATTAGATCGTGAACAGTGGTACACCACGCTCAAAACAAACGTCTCTACCCGCATGGCTGAGATGAAAGACGCAATGACAATGTTCAATATTGGCGAGACAAACGCTGTCGCCAAGATGAATGCGCAAAATGAATTGGCTATGTCCACCTTGGAAAAGACACACCAGCATCAGATCGATCAGGCTGTGTTTAATGCTCGGCTAGCAATCACAACATCCAATACTGAACGTCAGTTTGCTGCAGCGCAGTTCGATGCCAAGACGATGCTCGGCATTACATCCGAGGCTCAAAACCGCCTATGGAACCGTGCAGACATGAAGTTCAACTATCTGGCTCAAGCGACTGAGAACGAGAAAGACCGTGACCTGAAGATGTTCCAGATGCGCATGGAAATGGAAATGGCCGCACGACAAGCCGCTGCGCAGAAGAAGCAAGCACTATGGGGCGCTATCGGTCAAATAGGTGGCTCAGTACTTGGAAGTATGTTCGGGGCTGGTGGTATGTTTGGCTTAGGTCCAGCGGGTGCCGTTGCTGGCGCAGGGGCGTCTTGGCTTGGTAGCCTATTTGGCGGTGGATCAGACGCTGATCTTAAAACAAATGTGAGACGTATAGGCACACATAAATCGGGACTGCCTCTATACAAGTGGGATTGGAATGACACAGCCAAGGAGTTGGGTTTTGGGGATCAAAACAACGTGGGCGTTATGGCGCACGAGGCAAAAGAGAAATTCCCTGACGCAGTTCTAATCCACCCAACGGGTTACATGTCAGTTAAGTATGAGAGGTTGCAATGAACTTAGAAGACGCTATTCGGATAGCCATTCGTGAATACTACACTGGTAACGCACCCGTCAGGTTCATGGAAGAATACCCAGACATGAAATACACCCCAGAATACTTTTCCAAGCTCGAAGCCGAGATTGAAGAAGAGATGAGTGGTAAAGACAAGGGTGAGCGCCTCGATGACGATTTAGTCGAAGAAGAGGAAATGCAAGATGATGATTGATCCTAATACATTCGACGGCCCTATCCCGGGCGAAAACCTATTAGCCGACACACGTAACCACCCGTGGCATCGTCCGCCTGAGTATGACGATCCCGATGAGTTTATGCGTTACGTCGATAAGACATTCAAACGTCCTCACACAAAGCAAGGTTTGGATACGCTGATATCCAACGGTGTCAGCGTCACTATGATGACAGACATGTTTATCACTCGTTCTATTATGGACGGGTTGATTAGCATTGATTTTGGCATCTTGTTGGCGGGACCAGTGGCTAAGGCTATTGAGCTTATGTGTGTCCAACTAGGCATTGATTATGAGATGGGATTTGAAGACACAGATGTAATCCCAACATCTGACGACGTTCAGCATATCGCAATGCTGATGGAACGTGATGGTTTGGTAGAAGTTTCTCCCCCTGAAGTACCAGAAGCTGGGGAAGAAGAAGCACCTGAAGAAGAGTCTATGGGCTTAATGGCACCAGAGGCTGACCTTGAAGGGGAACCCGCAGACCAAGAGACGCAAGAAGAAATGCTTGGTATGAATGCTGAAGAAGGACCAGACAATGAGCTACAGTAATTATGAGTTTGGGGATTTCCGCAAGTATTACGACTCTGGTCCAAGTGATGCTCTAGTAGGATTTGCTACTGGTTTTGCTGACGCATTTTCTAAGACTTACAGCGCAGCGAATGCACAGCGGGTTAAGATGGAAGATGATCTGTTTAAAATGCAGGTTCAGTCACAACTTGATAAAGAAGAGATTGAAGTCCGTGCCGCAGCCACGAAAAAATCG